AGGAAAAGTTTACTTAGGTAATACTCTTATATATCCAGAAGAACAAATAATAATTGGTGGTATTACTATTGATGTTAATTATCATTCATTAGATGGTAATATGTTTGATTTAGGATATGCACCAACAAAAAATACAAGATTTGAGTTCTGTTGTATTCCTGATTCTGTTAGTACCGCAATGGCCTTCTTTGGAACACAACACGATAATAAATGTGATGGAAGATATACTTATTTATTGACTGGAGATAATAAGGATACAAGAGCCAATTCAGCCATAGGAGGCAATCCGCAAGGTAGTGATTATCGAAATTATAATGTAAAAGTAGAAAGTTCAAACAATAGCTATACAGAAATAACTAAGGATACATCATCAAATTCCACTTGGAGTACACAGTATGTTGGTAATAATGGATATGCAAATTATAATGACAGAACAAAATTCTGTTTAATGAGAGGAAATCATAATGGTAATACTAAATTTTCATTTAGATATGGTGGTACACAAAATACAAGTAGTGGAGAAAACTGGAAGAGTATAGTTTTAGAACGAAAGAAACCTTTTGTAGTAGGACTAGATGATTATACTGACAGTCAAGGAACTAATACAAAATGGTACGGAACAAAAGGAAAGTATGGTAGATATTATTATATATTGAATAATGAGGCAATACCATCAGATGTAGATAGTTTACTTGCAAATGGAAATTTGCTAAGTAGTACTAGTACTTATTCATCTGATAAGTCTGGAGGTAATATATGGTTAAACGCTATAAATATAAGAATTCCTAATCCTAATGTATCTAGACCATACGATAAAAACAACTACATATTTGATGAAGATTTGATTTATTATTCAGATACAACAAATGCTGGATTTGTATATATGATTATATGGGAGGTTGGTGGTCCTAAAACATTATATACACAAGACTACGATGAAAATAGGGCTGGTTCAAAAGTTCTTATAAACAAGTATGTACAAATATCAGATGGTCAAGGTGGGTATAAATTTAAAGACCCAGACCCAACTACTCATAAAGTAATACCTGATGAAGTTATACACCCATTTTATCGTTGTATTCCATATACTTCATAAATATAAATATTATATTACAAATAAATTATATTAATAATGAGTGATATTGTAATAAACGGATTGGTAGGAATAGTAAGTTCTATAGTAACTTGGCTACTAGCTAAGCGAAAATATAATGCAGAAGTAGATAAGTCTGTTATAGACAATATGCAAAAAGCATTGGACTTCTATACTAAATTAAGTGATGACAACAAAATACGTTTAGATGAAAACCAAAAACAGTTGAATGAAGTACTAAACGAAAATATATGCCTTAAGGGTGAATTAGAACAACTTAAGGCTCAAATTAAATTTCTTATGCAGTATAACTGCATGAGATTTGGATGTTCGAAGAGGATTACGAACAATCCTTCTGTAGAAGAATGTGGGAGCGATATGAATTAAACTAGAAGAATAATATATAATATATACAGAAAATAATAGGAGATTTAAAAATGGAAGATTTAAGCACACATTTTCTGTCAGCTGATGAAATATCCGAGTTATTCGGAGATGAAGCCGCAGAACAAGCAAAAGAGGTCATAGAGGAAGGTAATGACCAAGAACAAGAAGAAATTAAAAACAAGCAAGATGAAAACAATAACACTACCGATGAGGAACAACCTCAAGAGAGCGGAGGTAGGAAGTCTAATCAGGAAGATACCGACAGTGCTGGTTCTCCTAACAACTTCTTCACTTCCATTGCCAAAGCACTCAAAGAGGAAGGTATCTTCCCTGATTTAGACAAAATAGACGATATTAAAGACGCTGCGTCGCTTAAGAAGATGTTTGAAGAACAAGTTGATTCAAGATTAAGCCAACAGCAGAAAAGAGTCGTAGAAGCCTTAAATTACGGCATAGAGGAGCCAGAGATTCAGAAATTTGAAAGAACTATCCATTATCTTGATAGTATCAAAGAATCTGACATAATGGCAGAAAATTCAGATGGAGAGAATCTGAGAAAGAATCTTATATTCAGAGATTATATAAATAGAGGATTCTCTGAAGACAGAGCTAAAAAAGAGGTTGAGAAATCTTTAAATGCAGGAACTGATATAAATGATGCCAAAGAAGCATTAGCTTCTAATAAAGAATATTTTGACAAACAATATAAGTTCTTACTTGACAAAGCTAAACAAGAGAACGATGCTGAAATAGCTGCAAAGAATAAGCGCATTGAAGATATGAAGAAGGCTATTGATGAGCAAGAAGCAGCATTTGGCTCTATAACAATTGATAAAGCTACAAGAAATAAGATATTTGAAAACCTGACTAAGCCTGTAGAAAAAGATAGTAATGGTGAACTTTTGACACCAATGCAAAAATACGAGAGAGAGAATGGCAAAAAATTCCTCGTAGAAGTAGCAACGCTGTTTACTCTTACGGATGGATTCACTGATTACTCAAAGTTGTTTAAAACCGTAGAAAACAAGGCTGTGAAGAAAGGATTGTCTAATTTGGAAGATGTATTAAAAGGTTCAGTTAATACTGAAAGCGGTAGTCTTAGTGTTATGGGAGGTAGTTCAGATAACTATTTCTCACAAGATTTTGAAATTGACTTATAAGGACTCAGTTAATACATAATAACTTCTATTATAATTAGGCGTTTATATTTGCAACAAAAAATATAATTTATATAACAACAAGATAAAAATAATTTTATTTTATATTATGGCTAATAACGTTCAATTATGGAAAATGAGTCCGTACAACGGTATGTCGCTGAAAGACCATCCTGCTATCGGACTCTTGTTCAGAAAGAATCCGCAAAAAGCTGCGGACATGATGATACAGATTCTTTCGGTTAACCGTGGTAAGTCTCTTGAGGCTTTCCTTTCTCAGTTCCCAACCAAAGAGTTTGATGACGACACTGAGTTCTATTGGGAAATCATAGGTAGCTCACGTAGAAACATTCCTCTCGCATTTGCAGTTAACGAATTTGGTCAGACTGTAACTTCAGCTACTACTACTAACACTGGTATTGCTGGTGCTCCTTTCTACCTCTACTTCGAGGAAGACTACTTCTTCGATGGAGAAGTAATCACTGGTAATGTTGACCTTTATCAATTCAGAATCCTTGGCGATGCTATAAAAGAGGGTGTATACTTCAAGTATAAAGTAGAGATGTTTGGTGGCAATATTGACGGTGTGCCTGCCGAAAGATTGCTTACTGGTGAGAGATTCTCTTATATCGCTGCTTTCGTTGAGAATGACCTCTCTAGAAAAGTAGGTGATATCAACCATGCTTCTCATACCGCTATGAAGAACGAGTTCTCTACCGTTCGTATTCAGCACAAATGTGGTGGTCGTCTTATTAAAGACAATATGGAATGTGCTATTCCTGTTGTTGGTAAAGATGGCAAGAAACAAGTTATCTCTGCTTGGATGAAGAAAGTAGACTGGGAGATAGAACAGAAATTTGGTGAGTACAAGAACAACGCTCTTGCTTACGGTCGTTCTAACAAAACCAAAAATGATGAGTATCTCAACTATGGTAAATCTGGTCTTGTTATTAAGACTGGTGATGGCTTGTTCGCACAGATGGAAGTAGCTAACACTCGTTACTATAACACCTTCTCACTTAAGATGCTCGAAGATGCTCTCTATGAACTCTCGGCTTCTAAACTTGATTTGAATGACAGAACATTCATCATCAAGACTGGTGAACGTGGTGCAGCTCAATTCCACAAAGCTATCCTTAATACCGTATCTGGTTGGCAGACATTCCTTACAGATGGTCAGCCACTTGGTATCCAAAAGACTAACTCGCCATTGCATACCAATGCACTCTCGGCTGGTTTCCAATTTGTAGAGTACCTCGCTCCTAACGGTGTACGTATCAAAGTTGACCTCGACCCATCGTATGATGATACTGTAAGACATAAGATTATCCATCCTAATGGTGGTCCTGCTTATTCTTACCGTTACGACATCTTCGATATCGGTACTGCAGAACAACAGAACATCTTCAAATGTGCTGTTAAGGGAATGCCAGAGTTCCGTGGCTATCAGTCTGGTCCGTTTGCTAATCCGTTCACTGGTGAGACAAACAACAACCACGCAAGCTACGATGAGGATTCGGCAGTAATCCACAAGAAAGCAACTCTTGGTATCTGCGTACTCGACCCAACTCGTACTATGAGCATAATTCCTGCAATACTTTCGTATTAATGGATTAAACACATCATCAACTAAGGGGTGATTCCCCAAATTACCCCTTAGTTTTATTTTTATTATTGATTATTATTGATTATTAATTATTTTAGTTTATTGTTTTTCATATTGTTTTTATAAGATATTAATTAGGAGATTTAAATAATGGAAGTAGAAATTGACACAGAAGCCTTAGAAGAGGCTAAAAGACCGAAGAGGGGTAATCCTAACTTTGGTAACAAGAAAGTGGCTGAAACCGAAGAAAAACAGCCAAATATGCAAATTGAAAAGACTAATAAAGAAAAAGAACTTGTATGTTGCCTTAGAAATGAACGAGTAATTGCACGATACATTATAAGACCTTCTTCTAATATTACTAATACAAGACACGTATTGTATGGAGGAATGGCAGATGGTGCAGTTAGAACATTCGTAGTTCCGAAAAGAACAGATGGTCTTTATGTAAATGTACTTACAGATTCAGAAAAAGACTATCTTGAGAATGTAATGGGTCTTGAACCTAATGCAATGTCTGTTTACAAGAAAGTAGATAATTTCTGGGATGACAGTAATCCTAATGGAATTAACACAGTAAGACTTACAAAGCAGGACAACTACTTTAATCTAGCAAGTCCAGAAGATTATATCAAATATAAGATTCTATTGGCTAACAACCAATTTATCTGTAAATCATTAAAGGAATTGCAAGATAGACCAAAAGCAACATATCAGTTCGTAATGGTATCAGAGGAAGGTCAGACAGAGATGGACCAGATGAATATGACAGATATGATGAGAGCATACAGAGAATTTGGAAAGATAGATACAAATGCAGATGTTCTCTCACTTATCATAGAGCAAATGACTGGAAAACCATTTGTATCAGGTCACGCAAAGATTGTTCATCTACAGACAAAGGTAAACGAGTTGATACAAGGAAACAAGAAAATGTTCTTACAACTTGTTACGGACCCTCATCTTATGACCAACGTATTAATAAAGAAAGCTATAGACGCAGGAGTTATTTCAAAGAAAAACGACTTGCTATATTATAGAAAAGAAAATCTGCCATTGTGTGAACATGGTCAAGAAGCAACTAAATCAATAGCTGCAATATTCTTGGATAATCCTAAGAATCAAGACTTGAGGTTTACTATAGAAGCAGAAGTAAAAGAGAAAGAATTGGTAAATTAAGGTTATCATTAATTTAAATACATAAAAATAGGTAATTATGACTAGTTTAGAGTTTTCAAATAGTTTTGATATTAGATATAATAACATAATGTCTAATCAGTCACCAGGATTGGATGAATATGAGAAATCTGTAGTTCTTACTGCGGCTGAACTCGAACTAGTCAAAAATACCTTTAATCCTAAAGGTAACAAATACCAAGAAGGATATGATGATTCAGCTAAGAGACAATATGATTTCTCTACTATAACTGAAATTAAGCGTTATACCAAAGGTTTTAGTCATTATGATATACTTGGTAACGAAACACAAGAAGAAGACCTTAATGAGATTAATTTCAGGGAAATATTGCAATATGCTGGAGATTTACAAGATTACATAGGAATGGACCAAACATCTGTATTTCCTATGAGAACAAGAGATATTAACGTACATAGATACAAATACACATTACCTAAAGACTTTATGTACTTTATATCAGAGGAAGCAGAACTGGAAAGACTTATCAATGGTAGAAAGGTATATAGAAATGCGATAGTAACTCCAATAGATTACAATCAACTTACAATGTTAAGGGGTTCTACATATAAATTCCCTGTACAGAATGAGTGTTGGAGAGTACTAAATAAAAGAGAGATAACAACAGATGCAGAAATTCTAACACCATATGCAAGCGAGATAGTTAACTATGCTATGCGTTATGTTAGAAAACCAAAACCAATCATATTAATAAACATAGGAAATGTCTATGGTACCACAATAGATGGTGAATGGGGAGAAGGATTACCAGATGATGTATCTGATGCACAGGTTTGTGAATTACCTGAGGCAATGCATGATGAAATAGTGCAACGTGCGGTAGAAATTGCTAAAGCTACATATAGAACTGGTGAAACTGAAGCATTAATTAATATAGGACAAAGAACCGAATAAAGATTAGAGATATGACTACGATAGAATTTTCAGATTATATGGATGTTGCCTTAAAACCGAAAGGTGTAGTATTAGATGATTATGAGAAATCACTATTGCTTACTCTTTCGCAAGAGCAGCTTGTAGAAGATTTATATTCTAATGAATCTGTATCTTTTGAAGAAACAGAAAAAAGAAGAAGATATCTATCTAATCTTGTTTATTCGTTCAAGGCTTACAGAAATAAGGCTGATAGACCAAAATTTACCAAGCCTTACGCTGATGAGACATTAGTTGAGTATGATACTGCTACAGCTGTAAACAACGACAGAATCGAAAATTACAGCCTTATAGAAGGGAATGGCAATCAATCTGGAGTTAGAGAAAATGCAGATATTGATGTTAATGAAGAAGATATTAGAAGTGGAGTACCGATTTTAGAAGATATTCCTCTGACTAAGAAAACTAAAGGATTTCAGAAGATACAATCTGATTCATCTATTGTTACATTGCCAGAAAACATACTTTATATCGTATATGAGCAAGTAACTTTCTCAGACCTTAATCTTGAATGTCTTGATGGCAATACTGCAGTAGTAACCCCAATAACACATGATGAGTACTACAGAGCAATGCAGAATCCATTTAGAAGACCTAATGAAAGAAGGGTGTTCAGATTAGATGTAGCTCATCCTAATAATGAGTTTGAAGCAGAAGGCAGATTACTCTATTTATATGACAGGTATCACAATATAAGACAAGAAGATATAGAGGTATCTAAAGGATATAATGAAGTAAACGGATACACAGATAGGTTTAACCTTAGAGATGATGACAGACCTCAAATGATTGAGTTAATCTCTAAATACAAAATAGATACATACTTTTGTAGATATCTTAAAAGGCCTAATCCGATAGTAGTGAATGAACTTCCAGAATATCTTACGGTCTATGGATTTAATCATAGAACAGAATCTGAAGTAAATCCTGCACTACATAAAATAATAGCTGAAAATGCCATTAAAATGGCTTTAGCACGAAGATAATGAATTATTAATGTGTTTTATATAATTAACTTTATTTTTTAACTAGTTTCTTTTGAGAAGATTTTATTAACAAAATTGTTTAACTAAACACTTTTAAACAAATGAATCCAAATTTACAACAAATGCTACATATGGTTGTAGCGAAAAACTGGGTAGGTGTTATAGATGCAGCATCTGACTATACCAATGGTGATGTTAAACAGACTCTTACTACTGCAGGTGATGTTGCTTTTGTAGTAAACAGCAACAAAGAAGGTAGATTCGTATTCAAAGACAATGATGGCATTAAAATGTCTAATCTCTTGTCTAAGAGCGACCTCTTCAGTATGATTGACGCATATCGTACTGACCCAAAAAATGCAGCTGGTACTGCAGCTCTGACTAAATTTCATCAAAAAGTAACAGCCATCAAGCTTGTATCGCCCTATAATACATCAAGCGGTGTTGAGTCAAATGATGTTGCTTCGGTAACTGTTCATTTGCGTCACTACCTTGTACTTGGTGAAGACAACGTATACCTCAAACAAGGTTTCTGCCAAGTTAGAGAAGGTATGACAGCAGACAAGATTCTTGTCACCATTGCTAAATCTCTTGCAGATAATATGAAGAGAGATGCCAACCTTGGCTTTGAAGTTTGTGTAGGTCCTTCGTCGGCTGCTACCCCACTTCCCACTGTAGCTAATCAAAAGATTACATTTGCACAACTTAAGAGCATGAAGCTTAGTGACCTCTTGCAGATTACTACTGCTCTTACTGATGCGCTTATAATCTATGAGACATACAATGATTGGGAACTTGGTAGATACAACTTCTCTCGTCCTGAGTTTGATGTAACATACTCTACTCTCCAAGTAGGTGGTGGTTCAAGTGGTTCTCTTGTTACTGAGGTAGACAACTGGGCTGAACTCGTAAACTACCAAGTAGAAAATGGTGGAATGGTTAATGGTTATGCATTTGCTGACCTTGAATATTTCTGCCAAGCTAACAGAGGAAATATGAACCGTAAAATGTTCTTCCCCTACTCGAACTTCACTCAACCTCTTATCGACCCGACCCTCGAATACGAATCGCTCGTTATCGATTCGCACTACGAAGGCGATGCAGAGGATATTCAGAAATCTCCAGTACAACTCTACGTTGTTGCTAAGAAATCTGGTGCTACTGGTGCAGGTTGGACAGCAACCATCGCTGGTATCGTTTCTGCTATCGAGTCTGCTCTTGAGCTTGTTGCTCCAGCAAGCGGCGGTGAAGGCGGAAATGGCTAATAACCATCCTTAAAATCTATAAAAGGGTAAGTATTTTAGTGCTTACCCTTTTTTTTATACTTGGTTGACACTTTATATGTCTGAATATATATTTGCGCTGTAAAACAAAATAAATAGCCATTAAAGGCAAAATAAAAGATAACTAATAAAATTAACAGATATGGCAGGATTTGTAGATATAAATGAATTATATATCACTCCAGATGGTAAATCTATGATAATAGATGTATCAGTAAAAGAGAAATCATATTACAAAGATATCTATCTTGATGAAATAGTAATAGACACTCAAGATACTTTCGTAGAGACTGGTATATCTCCAGAATGGATTCTTAAAAGGAAGATATATGGAGAAGACTATATTGCTAAGGTAGCTTGGGAAACTGGTAAGGTAGATGAATATATGGATATTATCTGTACTCTTAGAAGCAAGCACTGTTGTCATAATCACTGCCATGACCATTGTGGACACGGCTGCGGATGTCATGACCACTGTAATACTTGTCAATGTAGAACTGGTGAGACTGGTACTTATAGTAATCCATTTACAATAAAGAGCATAGACCTTACTGAGAAGAAAGCAGTAGATGGTAATGATGTAGTATTTGATATAGAAGAAGGATGTTATTACAAATGGCTCAATAGTCAAGAAGTACAAATAACATCTACTAAATCAGTACAAGTAGATAAAGATGATATCTATATGTATAATGGTAAAGATATTACATTGTATGTACAAGGTATTATCCCTCTTAATGTAAAACATGCTAGAATAGAACTTAAACAAGAAGATTTCTGTCAACCATTGGCAGACACTATGTTCTTCGTATATGTTAAATGTAGAGGCACAGAGCCAGGCAAAGCACCAATCCCTACTATTGACTGTCCATGTAATCAACAAGATGAGTTGACGTTGGGGGTTTGTGTGAATGAGTTTTTGATATATAGAAGATTTATGTGTCTTATGAGAGAGTTATTGAATGACTGCGAAATACCAAAGGAGTTCATAGATTTATATCTAAGATGGGAATCAGTTAAAATGTGTATTGCTACTGGACATTATTCAGAAGCTATCTTGTACTGGAAGAGATTTTTCTTATTCCATAATCAAAGACCTTTGTGGGAAAGACCTCATTATAACAGATATTGGGATAAGATACACGATAATATGTTCTTACCTGAAGCATTATATCCTAACAGAAGATATGGATGGGGTGGTAGTTTATCCTTAGGTGGATGTAGAAGATGCAGGAGATAATCCATAATATATATTATAAATATTATAAATACTATAAATATTATAAAGTAAATAAATTATGGTAGGAGACGAAATAAAGTTTTGTATACAGACAGAAGAAGAAACAGGAGAATGGCATGATGTACCAGAAGGTCAAACTATCGACCCTAAGGAATTATGCAAATGCAAGCCTCATTCTAACTGTGGATGCAAAAGACATCTGTCTAAAATACAAATGGAGAAAGAGTCTAAGAGAATCCAGTCTGTAATAGACAAACTTACAGATGATGCCGAAATGGTAGCACACGAATCTCTTAGAAGATACTTTGTAAGATTATCTCAATATGGCTATTATGACTATAAGGCTACATACAGAATATTAGCTCTTATGATGATAACTAATTTCAGAGATGAGTTTTCACAATTCTGGAATAAGGAAGATGAAAGAGTTATAGAAAGAGTCATTAATTGCCTGTATTGTTCGATTTGCGCTATTCCACGTCCTGATAGGATAGTTGATACTGAAATAGCAGAGAAAGGTGCTACAAGGAAAGATTATGTACCTCTATACAAGGATGAATCTTTTGTAGGCAAGGATGATACTGATTCTTGGAAATACGATGAGTATGAAAATCTTAATCCTAGACCTGAACCTGAACCTGAAATAGACGAAGGTGATTAATTAAATATATTATTAATACTAAATAAGATTTGCTTATGGATAATTTTAATGACGAAATAGCAACTGCTTATAGCATTATAGCAATGTGCTTAATTGTATTTGTGATTGTATTATTTAGTAATTGTTAGATTATGAGTACGTATAGAGAGCTGGTTTACATGGTGATGGATAAGTTGAAACAGAATACTGATGATACTTATTTCACAGAAGACCATATTATATTTCTATTAGATAAATATAGAAACTTTCTCATTAAGCAGGATAAATCTGCTGATGCAGAGTTTTCTGAAGCTAACTATCAGACATTGTGTATACCTCTGATAGAAGTACCTGCTATTATAGGAGAAGAATGTGAGAGTGGTACATTCCTTAGAAGTAAGGATAAATTACCATCTCTTATAGGGAAAGGAATAACTGTTATACACCCTGAAGATTACTTCGGTTCTATCCATATAGTCTATGTAGACAAAGATAGATTCAGATATGTAGGAGAAAATAAATATCTTAAAAACATTATTTATGCTACTACATTCGGAGGTTATCTTTATATGAGGTCAGAGAATCCTCAGTTCTTGTATCTACAAAAAGTTAGGATGACTGGAATATTTGAAAATGCAGCAGAAGCAGCAAAATTAGCCTGTGAGCCAACTTGTGATAGTTTAGACAGTACTTTCTCTATTGCTGATGATAAAGTGCCTCAATTGCTCGAATTTGTCTATAATGAGCTAAGAGCTCCTGTGGTAGAACCAGAAGACAAAGATAACAATGCACAAGATGACAAAGCAGAAAAAGTCTAATAGAGCATAATAATAAATGACAAGATGGATAAAAACATAAAATATAGGAAGAATAAAGGTTATTGTTATGACAATAGACATTTGTTCTCTGAATTGAGAAAAATCCTTCTAAAGTCAGAAAAACCGCCAATTACAAAGGATATGAAGACAATTGAACTTCATAAACTAGTTGAAAGAATAAATCAAGTAATGGCAGAAAAACTGATAACCTCGCAAGAATTGGATATTCCGTATATCGGTAGGCTGACTGCTTATGAACGCAAACCATATTACGATATCAATACAAAGAAAACAAATTATCCAGTAAAATGGAACCTTACGAGGGATTTAAGAGTAAATGAAGAAATAGAGCAAGGAAAGAGAATAGTAGAACCTAATACGCTTCGTATAGTACGTATTAGGTTTAGTCATAAAAGACATCCTCATTCTTGTATGTTTAAGTTCAGGACTTGTCAAGATGTTGCAACTAGACTAATAAAATATATAACAGATAATAATGTTCCTATTTACAGAGAGAAAAGATATAGGGATTATTTAGACCAAGAATAAAATAGATAACTATGATAAAGGAAATTAAATATGTCAATATAAAGGAAATTGTTTCAAGAGTACTTAGACATCCTCTACTGAAAGACTTCGGTATAGAGCAGGCTGTTCAGTATGTGTCTGACTTTATAGACATCTTTGGATTACCAGATATGATGGAAAATAAAGAAGTGACCATCCAAATAAAGGATTACAGAGGAGTTCTCCCTTGCGACTGTGTTTCTATCAACCAAGTCAAAGATTGTCTTACAAGGAACTGTTTTAGGGCTATGACTGATACATTTACTCCAAACGACAGAGATTATCAAGCTATAAAAGATAATCAAGGAGTTGAATGGTATAAGAGACCACATGAACTTGCTTTCAAGACACAAGGCAATGTAATATTTACATCTATGAAGAATGGTAATATCATTATATCTTACAAAGCAATACCTGTAGATAAAGATGGTTACCCACTTCTAATAGACAATGGTATTTATCTGAAAACATTAGAACTTTATATCAAGAAAGAATTATTCCTTGTTCTATTTGAGACAGGAAAGGTTAGTAGTGCTGTAATACAGAATGTTCAACAAGACTATGCTTGGAGAGCAGGACAGTTACAGAAAGAGTTTACTACACCTAGCGTATCTGAGATGGAAGCATTTGCAAGAATGTGGACATCATTGATACCACGCATGACATCATTTGACTCAGGTTTTATTGAGCAAGGCGATAGAGAATACAGAAGACAACATTAATAGATATTAATAATTAATAAAATAAATAGAAATGCCTATTAAACATCAAGATTTCATAATAAGGGGAATGCATAGAGATATGACAGAAAGTGCATTCAACCCTGAATTTGCATATGAAAATCAGAATTTAAGAATAACTACAGACCCTAATGCAGAAGGTACTCGTACTGGAGAGATGTATGCAATGACTAATGAAAGGGGTAATAAATATGTACCTATTTATGGTCTTGATGCTACGGGTCATAATTCAGATGGTCAGTATGGAGATATGAATGGTGTTCCTATTGGTCAAGTATTACTAAACAATCAGTGGGTTGTGTTTATGACTGATAGAGACAAAGAAATATTCATAGATGGTCAAGAAGATGAAATAGAAGATTTCCCAATAGAGAAAACAAATATAACATGGTTAAAGACAGATAGTTTAGATAGAATATACAGATTATGGTTTAACAATGATGTTTTAAATGGTGAGCTTCTATATGAGGGTCATCTTAATTTTTCTGCATCATATCCATTAGAAACATTGCCATACTTCGAAAATCAGGATATACAGAAGGTTTATTGGACTGACGGTATAAATCAACCACGTATGATAAATATCGTTGAGAAACCTGAAAAAAGGGCACATTGGAACGATTATTACTTCGACTTTGTGTCTAATATCCACTTTACTGATAATATCACAATAGAAGAAAATGAGACTGGAGGTATGTTCCCTGCTGGTAAGATACAATGGTATTTTACATATATCATGGAATTTGGTCCAGAATCTAATATATTTCGTTCTACTCCATTATATGATATTAAATTTAGAGACAGAGGTGCATCTCCAGAAGAATGGACTACTCAATCATTCAAGATATCATTATCTAATCT